GGGCTATTTTTTGTGATGATGGTTACTATAGCTAGAGGGGCTGATTACTAGATGGCAGTCAGGAAAACGAAAAGTGGGTTGGCGCTCAAGAGGTGGTTTAAAGAAGACTGGAAAGACCAGCGCACGGGGAAAGCATGTGGGCGTAGGAAGGGTGAAAAACGGGGTACTCCATATTGCCGCCCCACCAAAAGGATTTCTTCTAAGACCCCTAAAACAGCCAGCGAAATGACAGCTTCCGAAAAGCGAAGTCGTATCGCTCAAAAGAAGAGGATTGGACAACCATCAGGTAAGCCAAGAAGGGTGAAGTCATTAAAGCGAAAGAAGAAATAAAAGACATTATTGAAGATTGGATAATGAATGAATTAAATGTAGTAGATCCTGATTCTGGATTTGCTCCATGTCCATATGCAAAAAGAGCTTACATAGACAATAAATTAAAAATTGTTGAGTGCAATGACAGGCAAGACTTATGGAATAAAATATCTGTAGAGTGCAAATACTTCGAGCCTCAATATTCTGTAATAATATGTGTGGAAGAGGAGCCTTCGCAAACGTATGAAGAGGTAGAATCAGCTTGTGTAGCTATGAATGAGTGGTTTGCGCTTAATGGAATGGATGTGTGGTTGCTTGCTTTTCAAACCAATTTTACAATGGTATTTGTGCAAAAATTATCAGAATTAGATGATGCTAGTCAAAAGCTTGAAAAAATGGGATACTATGAAAATTATGATCGTGATGATTATGTTAACTTAATCTTGAACCGCCGATATAGGAGATATGAAAATGGTAGGTGCAAAGAAGCAAGCTAGAAAAATGCGCGGTGGTGGCGCAGCTATGCCTAAAAAAATGAAAGGTGGTGGCGCTGCTAAAAAAGCTGCTAAAAAATTGCGCGGTGGTGGCAAGGTAATGGCTAAAGGTATGAAAGGCGGCGGTGCTGCTAAAGCCGTATCTCCCCGTAAGGCCATGGCTATGGGCATGATGGGTGGCGGTAAAGTTAAACCTAAAGGCATGAAAGGTGGCGGAGCCGCTAAAAAAGCTGCTAAGAAGAAGAATAAGAAGAAGAACAAATAATGGCTGTATCTGGTTCCACTGATTTTGAACTTGATGTAAGTGATTACATTGAAGAAGCTTTTGAGCGTTGTGGTCTGCAAGTTCGCACTGGTTATGACTTAAAAACCGCAAAAAGATCACTTAATCTTATGTTTGCTGATTGGGCGAACAGAGGTTTAAATCAGTGGACCATTGTTCAAAGAACTCAAGCCTTAACTACAGGGACATCTAGCTATACTATAGGTGCTGATGTTATTGATGTTTTATCAATGGTGGTCAGAAGAAGTGATACTGATCTTGCAATGAGCAAAATAAGTAGAGACACTTATTTAAACATTCCAATTAAATCTACACAATCCAGACCAACGCAATTCTTTATTGATAGACAAACAACGCCTGTAATAAAAATATGGCCTACTCCAGAAAACAGCACAGATGTTCTTCATTACGATGCTTTAACGCGGATAGATGATGCAGACACCTTTGTTGACACTTTAGATGTCCCATTTCGCTTCTATCCATGTTTAGCCGCTGGTTTAGCTTATTATATAGCGATAAAAAAGGCTCCAGATCGAGTCACTATGTTAAAAGCTATGTATGATGAAGAATTTTTTAGAGCGCAATCAGAGGATCGCGATAGAGCTTCATTCAGTGTAAGTCCTAATCTTCAATTTTATAGAGTTAGATAATGGGCAAGTTTGCTGTCGGAAAAAACGCTTATGGTATATCTGACAGATCTGGTTTCAGATACAGATTGCGTGACATGCGTAAGGAATGGAACGGACTATTAGTTGGTAAGGATGAATGGGAGCCCAAACATCCTCAATTAGAGGTAAGAAGAAAAACTTTTGATGCACAAGCCCTTAGAGATCCAAGACCAGATAGATCAGAGCTTACTGATGTAACAATTGCCATACCTATATTTAATTTAGACACATTATTGTTTGACTCATCATTTCCTCAAGCTCAAGGACAAATAGGAACAGTTACTTTTGGAGGAAATGTATTTACACCTACAACTGCAACAGTTACAGGCGTTACTGGAACTATGACTCTGGGCAATGTGACTGCTTCTGGCACGGGAATAACTATAGCTGCGACATATGTTGTCACAGTTGTTAGTGGTAATCCAGTTAATCATCCTTATTATAACGTAGGATCTGCCAACAAATTTGCAATTGATGGATCTACGGCTACATCAGATGTCTTGTTAAGTCTATCTGAGGGTAACACTTATAGATTTGATCAAAGTGACTCTTCTAATTCAGGTCATCCTTTACGTTTTAGCACAACAGCTAATGGCACACATGGTGGTGGATCTGAATACACCACTGGAGTAACCACAAATGGCACTCCTGGATCTTCTGGAGCATATACTCAAATAACAGTAGCTTCTGGAGCGCCAACTCTATATTACTATTGCACTAATCATAGTGGAATGGGCTGGCAGGCGAACACACCATGAGTTATACATACACACAATTAAAAACTTCAATAAAAGATTACACAGATAATGTTGAAACAGTTTTTGTTTCTCATATCCCAGATTTTATCAAAACTGCGGAAGAACGTATTTTAAAAGAAGTTGATTTAGATTTTTTTCGTAAAAACGTGTCAGGCACCATGACCTCAGGAAATAAATTCTTAGCGGTGCCAAACGATTATTTAGCATCATTTAGTTTAAGTTTGACTAACTCTAGCTTAACAGAATTTTTATTGTTAAAAGATGTTAACTTTCTTCAGGAGTTCACCCCTAATCCAGCGACCACTGGTGTACCCAAGTATTATGCTTTGTATGATTATCAAAATTTTATTCTAGCTCCTACCCCGAATGATAATTTTGCTACAGAATTGCATTACTATTACAGGCCAGCCAGCCTTACATCTAGCAAAGTGACTTTAACTGTTAACAATGTAACAGGTGTTTTTGCCAATGGAGAGACTATTACAGGCGGCACAAGTGGAGAAAACACAGTTATAAATACATTAACTTCAGCTACAGAGTTTGTAGTAACTGTTCCTATTGGAGATTTTACTGTTGGCGAAACAGTTACAGGAGCGACTAGCGGAGCCACTGGAGTTGTTGTTTCAACGTCTGCTGATACCACAACGACTTGGATTAGTGAAAATGCTAAGAATACTTTATTGTACGCTTGTCTAATTGAGGCTTATACCTTCATGAAAGGCGAAACAGATTTATTACAACTTTACATGGCTAGATATACAGAGTCCGCGCAAAGATTGCAGAATTATGCGCGGGGGGTCGAAAATTCAGATGCTTATCGTGAGGGATTGGTAAGGGCAAATAAAACATGAAAATAGCGATAGTAGGGTTGGGGGGCAGCTATTCAGATTATATTGCGGCTAGGGTCGCTTCACAAGAATTTGATGAGATCTGGGGGATAAACTGTATAGGTGCTATTATACACGTTGACAGGACATTTATGATGGATCCTGTTACTAGATTTATACACACAGAAAATGCTGGTTCACAAACAGGTGTAGCGAGAGAATTTCTTGCTAAGAACACAGCACCAATTTACTCCTGTATACAGCATGCAGATTACCCTCAGATTGAGCTGTACCCTCTAGAAGAGGTGGTGAAGTATGCAGGAGTTTGTTATTTCAACAATACCGTGGCATACGCTATGGCTTACGCCATATGGAAGAAAGCTAAACAAATTTGTTTGTATGGAATAGATTTTACATACAAAAACGTAAATATGGCAGAGTCAGGCAGAGCGTGTGTAGAGTTTTGGTGCGCCATAGCTATATCTAAAGGCATCAAAATTGAAGTTGCACACAGATCAGGACTATTAGACACTAATGTGCCTGATAATGAAAAATTGTATGGGTATCATAGATTAGAGGATCCGTTGGTTCAGACAGTTAAGGATGGAAGTCTTTTAATAACTAAACAATCCAGTATTGATCCACCTGAACCTGTTGAAAGTGAACCTATTATATTTGGGAGGCATGATCATGTTTGATCTTAATGTTGCATCAGTCGGATCAGTCAACGTAGTATCTTCAGATAATGGTGGATTATCTAATGATCAGATAGCAGATATGTTGGCTACTAAACTCATTTACATATCAGATGAAGCTCCAGATCCTATAAGGCTCCAAGCAGAGGCTTTTAGAGATCGAGTTAGGAATTTGGCTCAATATTATATAGAGTTGGCTAGAAAAGAAGAACGTGCTAGTATATGCAACAAGGTTCGTGAAGCTGGTCAATTGGAACTAGCAAAAGCTATTGGGAGACTATAATGGCAATCGCACAAGCAATGTGTACTGCATTTAAGCAAGAGCTTATGTTAGGCACACACAATTTCGCAACAAATGGCAATGCTTTTAAGCTTGCTCTTTACGCAGAGGGCAGCGGTGGCAAATCAAGCACCACTGCTACTTTAGGCGCAACAACAACTGCATTTACAACTACAGGTGAGGTTGCTTCTAGCGGTACATATGCAACAGGCGGTGGCACACTTACCAAAGTTGCTCCAACCACTTCTGGCACAACAGCTCTTACAGATTTTGCTGATCTTAGTTTTACTACGGCAACAATCACTGCAATGGGTGCATTAATCTACAACAGCACAAACAGCAACAAAGCTGTGGCTGTTTTGGATTTTAGTTCTAACAAAACATCTACGTCAGGGACTTTTACTATTCAGTTTCCTACAGCAGATGCGAGTAATGCAATTATACGAATAGCCTGATGAGGTAGCCTATGTCGTTACAAGGATGGGGAAGAGGCGGCTGGGGTGAAGGCGCTTGGGGACAACCGATCCCTGTTTCTCCAACTGGAGTTGCTGGAACCACCTCTTTAGGATCGGTTGTAGCGCAGGGCGTACAAACTGTAGCTGTAACTGGAGTTTCAGGCACAGGTTCGGTAGGTAGCGTTAGTTTCACTCTCGGATCTTCTTTTGCTGTAACGGGGAATGTTGGTACATCAGCGGTAGGAACTGTAACACCTTTAGGAATTATATCTTTTGCTGTAACGGGAGTATCAGCAACAGCGTCAGCAGGTACAGGGACAAGCGCACCTATTCAATCTTTAGGGTTCTCTGTGACAGGAGTATCAGCAAGAGGTTCAGTTGGGGACGAAAGACTTTACAGACCTATCGTTCCTTCACAAACACCTAATTGGACAGAAATAGCAGCGTAAGGACAGAAAAATGGCAAGCACCTATGTAAATGATTTAAGACTTAATGAGCTAGGTACTGGCGATGGTTCTGGTACTTGGGGAAATACAACAAACACCAATCTTGAGCTTATTGGAGAGGCGTTTGGGTTTGGCACAGAGGCCATATCCACCAACGCTAATACTCATACAAGCACAGTGGCTGATGGATCGACTGACCCAGTTAGGTCAATGTATATAAAATACACGGGTGCATTAGACTCTGATTGTACAATTACGATTGCTCCAAACAACATTAGTAGAGTTCACATTATTGAAAATGCCACCACCGACAGTGGTTCAAGCGGTCCTTATAACATCATAATTAGTCAAGGATCTGGCGCAAATGTTACGATAGCTAACGGCAATACTGCTATGGTTTATCTTGATGGAGCAGGTAGTGGAGCCGCTGTTGTAAATGCTTTAACTAATCTTAGTGCAAGTTACGGCAATCTTAGCATCGGTCAAGATGCTGATGCTGATGAT